ATATTATGATAAATAAGTGTAAACGTGAAGAATTACACTTATGGCCATAGTACAAATCTCAAAGATACAGCAAAGAGCAGGTAACCTAGTTGACTTACCACAATTAGACAACGGTGAATTTGGCTGGGCAACTGATGAAAATAGACTTTTCATTGGAAGAACAGGAAATACTTATTCAGATGAAAACATTGAAGTATTAACTTCATATTCAAATATAAGTTTCAGTCAAATTAACGGTAGTAACGGTGGCAACTTTAATATTGTTTCTGCACAAAATGGACAACTACTTACCTATGTAAGTAGCACATCTACATGGGAAAATTACACCGGTCTAAATTCACAACTTGGTGGAACTAAACTTCAATTAGGAAATGTATCAAATCTATCAATGACAGGCGGTGCCATTGGATATATACTACAGACTGATGGTGCGGGTAATTTATCTTGGACTCCCAAGAATACTTTATATACTACCATCAAAGGGTTAACAAATAATGTAACTGGTAACATCGTTACCATGACTGTTTCTAATCTGACTCCATATACCAATGGACAGATTGTAACTATTACTGGTGGAAACATTTCTAACAGTGGTGCAAATTCAAACATAAATGGACATAGCTTTTATTTAAAATTAAACGTAGATTATGCCACTTCGGGAAATGTAGTACTTTACACAGATTCAGGATTAACAACAACTGCCAATGGTGCAGGACTATCTTCTTATACAGCAAACTCCGGTATAGCTACCGCTGTATTAGGTGGCAGTGGAAGTGGAACAGTGGGTGGGTCAAACACTACAGTTCAGTTTAATGATCAAAATATTTCAAATGGTGTTGCTGCGTTTACATTCAATAAAAATACAACAACACTAACCGTTTCATCTGGTAATGTTGTTGCTGCAAATATTAATGCTACCACAGCAGTTACTAGCCCAATATTAGTTTCAAATATTGCAACAGGTACTGCACCATTAACAGTAACCAGCACAACATTAGTTCCTAATTTGTTTGTAGCTAAGTCGAATGTTTCTGATTATGCTAACACTACATTAACAACTACTGGCACTTGGTATCCACTATTTGTAAATGCAACATCAGGCAATCTAGCACAAGGTGCTAACGCTAACTTATCATTCAATGCTGCAACAGGAAATCTAACTACTACACTATTAAATGTAACCAGTAATGCTAATACTGGTAATTTAGGTACAACCACATTAATTGCTACAACTGGTAATATCACTACTATTAATAGTGGATTAATGCAGAATAGTACTAGCAATATTACTATTGCTAGTGCTGGTAATATATCACATTTTGTTTCAGGCAATACTACAAGTCAATTAACTATAACTTCAACTGGTGCAAATATACCGGGAACCGCTAATGTTACCGGTAACGCTAATGTTGGTAATTTAGGAACATCAACTGCAATAATCACAATTGGTAATATCACTACTATTAATAGTGGGTTGATGCAAAATGGTAATAGCAATATCACTATTACCGCTAATGCTAATGTCTCTGTCTTTGTTACCGGTAATGCCACAAGTCAGTTAACAGTTACTGCGACTGGGGCAAACATTGCCGGTACTGCTAATATAGTTGGTAATGCTAATGTAGGTAATTTAGGAACATCACAAGTATTAGCAAGTGCTAATATTACTACACCACAATTTATATCTAATGTAGCGACAGGCACTGCACCATTAAGTGTGCAAAGTACAACTAGAGTTGCTAATTTAAATGTTGATCAAGCTAATATAGCAAACTATGCAAATGTTGTTACTAATATTACTGGAACATTCTATCCTACATTTGCTAGTGGTAACTCTACTGCTAACTACCAATTAAGTAGCAATGCTAACTTATCATTTAATGCTGCAACAGGCGCATTAACTGCTACATTGTTCTCTGGCAATGGTAGTTCATTATCAGCAATTTATGGTCCCAATGTAACAGGTGTTGTAGCAAATGCTAATGTTTCAAATTATGCAGCAGTTAACACACAATCATCTGGAATTTATTATCCAACTTTTGTTAATGCTAATACAACTGCAAATTATCAATTGGCAAGTAATGTCAGCATTAGTGCTAACTTATCAAATGGAGCATTATTTGCAACAACCTTTGTTGGTAATGTATCTGGTAATATATCTGGGAATCTTATAGTTAATGGTAGTAATACACAAGTATTATTCAATGATTCAGGAAATGCTAACGCTACTTCTGGATTCACATTTGATAAAGTATCAGGGGTAGTTGCTGTAACAGGAAATCTCACAACAGGTAATGCTAATTTAGGTAATGCTGCTACTGCTAATTTCTTTATTGGCGCCGGCAATAACTTAAGTAACATTCAAGGCGCAAACGTAAGTGGCAATGTTGCTAGTGCTACCGTAGCTGCTTCGGCAAATGCAGTAGCTGGTGCAAATGTAAGCGGGCAAGTAAGCAATGCATTAGTAGCAGGTACGGTTTATACTGCTGCTCAGGGTAACATTACTTCTGTTGGAATACTAACATCGTTATCTGTAAGTGGACAAATAACAAATGCTAATCTTACTACAGGATCAAGTTCAACCGCTGGAAATCTTACTGGTAATTGGACGTTAAGTTCAGGATCAAGATTGCAAGCAACATATGCTGACTTAGCAGAATACTATGAAGCCGATGAACCATATGAGCCCGGTACTGTTGTGGCATTTGGAGGTGACAAAGAAGTTACATTAGCAGAAGCACTAACAGCAAGAGTAGCAGGTGTTGTATCAACAAATCCTGCATACGTAATGAATTCACAATGTCAAGGTGAACACATTGTAGCATTAGCATTGCAAGGGCGTGTTCCATGTAAAGTTCGTGGACCTATTCGCAAAGGTGATATGCTAGTAAGTGCCGGTGGAGGTTATGCTCGCCCATCAACATTACCATTAATGGGAACAGTAATTGGTAAAGCACTAGAAAACTTTGAAGGCGAAGGCGTTATTGAAGTTGCGGTTGGCAGACTTTAATAATAAATAATATATAGGAATAATAAAAATGACATCATACGCATATACAGCAAACAATGCAACAGCTTCAGCATCAGCAAACATTGCAACGGATAAGGTAAGAATAGCCACTTCAAATGCTGCTATTCAATACACAACAAGTTTCCCCAATGTAGCATTGACTGGAACAGTAACCGCTGCTACCAATAGCAATACAGTTACTGGTTCTGGAACCAGTTTCTTAACTCAATTAGGTATTGGTTATTGGATTGGAAATACTGCAGGAACTACAGCTGGCATCGTTGCATCAATTGCAAATAACACTAGCTTGACGTTGACTGCAAACTCAGCCGTAGCAATAAGTGGAGCAACTGCAAGATATAATCCGTACGGTGTTCCGTACACTGTAGCTAATGCAAACAGCGAAGTTATTCCTGCAAATACAGTAGAAAACAGCATCATTGTGGGTCAAGGTAATATAGTATCTTACTTAACTGTGGCAGGTGCTAATTCAATATTCAGTATTACTGAATTGGGTATGCCTCATCCAAACAATGGTACAACCGGTGTTAATCCAGTTGGCAATAATCCATCAGGCGTCCCCAACTACTAATTTTTAGCTTCTTGAGATAAATATAAGATACACTTGCATTCGGCGAGTTTATGCGGTCCCCGCCGCGTAGTGACTAGAACTCACTAATATTTCAAGGAGAATCAAATGGGACGTCCTCTAAAAATCGCAAAGGCTCAAGCAGTCTTAACAATCACAGCAACAGGTTCAGGCTTAGGCGCTGCTGTAACAGTATCTGACAATTTAATCACAGCACCAAATGTTGGTGTAATGGTAGGTATGCCATTCGTAGTTGCATCATCTGTTGGTGGATTAACTGCTAATACAACTTATTACATTAATGCTATCACAGGCAACAACACATTTACAGTATCAACAACTCAATTAAGTGTACAACCTAGAGTTCTTGCTACATTGTCAACTACAACTGGTCAATCAGTTAAAGCATCTGTTGCTGTAGTTGATGCATATTTCAACAATCCAGTTGGTGGCACAGGTTTCCCAGCTACTAATGCAAACACATATAGTGTAGTTGGTGGTAACACAGCAATCATTGGTAAGCAAGTACTAGCTAATGTATGTATTGGTCAAAATGGTGTAGGTAGAGTTCTTGCTTCTACTTCAAGCAACAGCGTAGTTGGGATTGGCACTGACTTTGCAAATCTTGCTACAGGTTCACACTTATATGCTCTATATGGTGATGGTACAGGTATGCCAATGCTATTGGGCACTAGTACATCAACTAAAGGGAATTTAGTTGTGGCAGTTGCTAACACAAATGCTACCGGTAATGTTATTGCTACATCTGGTAATGCTCAACTTCTGACAGTCAACACTCCTGTACAGTTTGATGCTACATTTGGCAATTTAACTGCTGGTACAACATATTGGGTCAAGACTATCCCTAACGCTGCTGCATTTACAGTATCAGCAACATTGGCAGGAATACCACAACAATTAACAACAAATGCAAGTGTTACTGGTAATGCTTTTCAAAATCGTGTTGTACTAGGTGCAGTATCTGCAAATAATGCAACTGGTACATCTGCTAACGGTGATGCTTTTGTTCAAGCATTGCCAGAAGCAGGATTCATTGTTCGTCAAAAGGGTAAGCAAAAGTATCTAGTAACAGGTACAGTAACTGGTTTGACAAATCAATGCTATTTGGCTAATCTTGCTAACACAGCATTGACACCAAATACAATGCGTATTCTTGCTACCTATGCTAATAGTGCTACTCAAACAGTTCAAAGTCTTTCTGACCACACTGGTGAGTTGTTTACTTCTACATCAGGTACAGTTGCAACTGGTACTGCTAACATTAATAACTCAGCTCCAGTATTTGCAACATTCAATACAGCGGCAGCAGCTAATTCAACTGGTGGACAGCCTTACGCAATTGTAACTATTGCAAACGCATAATCATGGCAACCGCAGCAAATAAGGTAACTAAAATGCAATCTGAAACTGAAATTGCTGTACTTCAAGTCCAAGTTAAAAACATCGAAGATAAAATCGGTGAAGTTAAACAGGACTTGAAGTTGATCCACGAATGCCTTGACAATAACGCAGAAGAAACTAGACAAATGTTAAAATCTATGCGTGAACAAGATGTCAAGGAACATAATGAATTAGCAAGCAAAATTTCAGTATTAGAAAAATGGCGCTGGATGATGATGGGAGCGGGCGTAATCGTTGGCTCACTGGGATTCAATACAGTAGCATCATTACTAAAATAAAAAAAGAGACTTAGGTCTCTTTTTTTGTAAGTGTCTTTAGTTTATCCTGCACAACATCAAAGTTTACTGTACTAAACAATCCAGGATGTAATGGTTTGGGATATTGATTATCTCCGACCCAAGCATATCCGCAATGTTCTTCATTTAATAATGGAACAAACTCATCTGATACTTCACAAAAGAATGTATGATAAGTGAATGTGTGATTAATGAATTTCTGAATAGGAACTAGTTTAGCATTGTTCGGGAATGATCCAATCTCTTCCGTGCATTCTCTAGCAATACCCTCAAACAATGTTTCATCATCTTCTATTTTACCGCCCGGTATTCCCCAGTTACCAGGGTTCTTGTTGTCTGTGCGTAATAGATAAAGGTAGCGATTTGTTTTATTACTAAAAAAGAAAACTCCGGCTGATGTATTGCTCATACTATGATTTATCACAGTATTAGATGACGATAGAATAATCCCCTTGATCGTACCATCCCTCATACGATTTCATCCACATATCATCTACAAAACGATATTGGACATTAGTTGTCAAGTTAGTTACATATTCTAATGTAGTTGGGGTAGTAGTTGTGCTATCAAAACTTACAAACCATTGTCCAGTATTTGCATTGTATTCAATGATATCATTAGCGTTAGCAACTACATCACCCCAAGCGACTGTGCTGTCACCCGGAGCACCGATGTTATCAACTAATAGATATCTACGACCATTAATAGGTCCGGGCAATCCTGCGTTTGGGCCTGTTAATTGAGGATTGATTACTCCATCAACTGGGTCTAATGTATTTTGCGGCAATGTATCTGGGTCAATGTTATATATTAATAATCTATCATCATTTGGGTTAGGAACAATGGTGCCTACAATATCGGTAGACATATATGGATTTTGTAACCATATTTGACTAATGCCTGGCTTGACAGTTCCATAGACATTCAATACACTAGACCAATATATATCTGTATCAGGGTTTGGTGGCAATTCTAAATTATTATTGCCAGGATAGAATGCAACAGCCTGGGGCAATATCTGTAATGTATTGCCAATCAATAATATTTTATATCCATATGGTGTGATTTTTTGTCGTGTGCCCAATAACAAATCATCGTCTTGTATATCAGTTAATGCATTGCCTTTGAATATACTTGCGATAATCTTTTCAATAACGCCCATCTTCTTAAGTTTACTTGCTGTGCTGATCCATATTGGCATATAGAACTTCCAACTCATAACATCAATTGGATTACCTGTACCTACTGGAATACTACGACTACTAAATGT